TTGAGCAGTATACTGAGTTTTACCATAGTTATTATTGTTAGACAAAGTTACATCTACTGTTCCACACGGTATTACATTATTAGGAACCCAAAATGATCCTTTTACAATACCACTACTATCAGATTTTAGTGTATCAGCTGTGGTTCCTTTATAAGAATCATTAAAGGGAATAGCTGGAACTACAAATCCAGCAAATTTCAATACTAAGTTATCAGTAAGAGGAATATAGTTTGATCCTAATAATGTAACATATTTTCCTCTCATATAAGGAACCATTTCTTCAACGATACTATCTGATATTAAAGTATTTTGAATTTCATAAGTTTTAGTACCTCTTCCTACCTGAGATGCAGTTATAGCCTCGACATCTACTCCTAAGTTAGCTAATCTCTCTTTATCTTTTAATGCAGCATCTCGATAGTCTGGTTTAGACATGTGAGGACTCCACCATCTACGTAAGATACCAAGGTTTAGATCTACTGTTTCAGTTCCCGAAGATACTTGAGAAAGTTCAGTCCACTTATCAATAGATGGTGTTAAAGTTAACCGTGCTCCTACGTTAAATACACTGTAGGGGTTAATAAGCATTGTAGTGGTAGCTTTGTTCTGATTAATTAAAGTAATTTCACTATAAGGTAGAGTAATGAGGGTATCATGAATTTTAGCTGTAGTAGATCCAGAATTTATAAGAGGTTGATTTTCCTCTCTCAGCTGTAGGTTAGTTATGGATTGAGTATCAAAGTCAATTGAGGCAGAAAATAAAGGATGTTGTAGGTCCATCTTGGTATATCCTATAAATCCATCAGTTAATATGCCTTTTAAAGCAGTTGCTTGTTCTCCTTCCATAGCTTCTTTGTCTAAATCTGAGGCAGCTTGATTGTATGCTAGAGTATCTAAATAATTTATTACTCTGTTTAATCTTTCCATTGTTATTCTTTTAGTAGTAGCATCTATATAATATATAGTATCCTTATTAGGAGAAACAATTATATATCCTAATACTAAAACTCTCGGGTCATTCATTGTTGGGGGTTTAGCTAAGTTGGGAATATTAGGTTGCCCTTTTATTATTTTTACATTTCCGTATCTATCCATATATATTAGATCATGTCTAGTTAAGTAAAACTTATAAGTAACCTCAACTAAAGTTCCCTCTACAGGTAAATCTCCTGTTTCAGTAAATTGAATATACCCATTCTTTTCTTCGTCGAAATATAATTGATAGTCAGCCTGACCAGGGTAAAATTCTTCTGGAACCATTTTCTTTTTATATCGCCAAGTACAGGTATATGTAGTTCCAGGAGCAGGTTCAGATCCACTTAGAGACCAATCTACATAATTACCATCTTGTCGATAGTCCACATCTTTTGTATATCCCGAAATGCTGATTATTTCTACTACTGAGGAATAAAATTGATCTATAGGAGTACGGGGATGACGATAACGGAGGTCATCTTTTCCCCCAACTTCTGATCCTCTGGTAACTGTTGCTGTTATTTCAACTACACCTTCAACTAAATTTATCTCTTTAACTGGTTGGTTATATAGTTTATAAGTATCAACTCCACTTCGAAATGCAAATGGTTCATCATCTACTGATTGAGTATCAAGAGCTTTATCTATGTTATAATATGAAGCAGCTGGTTTGTTAACATTATATCCTTCAATATAAGCCTTACCTGGTTCTAACATAACTTCGATGTGAGTATCATCATGATTATTAGTATTAATAATTTTTAATCCCTCTACAGCATAGTTTCCAGATTCATCATATGTTCGGCGAGCTAATACATTATATAGTTCACTCATTTGGGGAGCAGGTCTTACAGTGGTGGGATTACCATTTTCCAACTCATATAACAATATAAGAGGTTGATTAGGGGCATCAGCTGGTCTAGCTATTACTTCAGTTGTCATCTTTAAGCGAGGGTGTCCTGATTGTCCATAAGCTGCAGATCCTGGATATTGTCCTCGTAAAGAAGGATCTATGTTTGAATCTATTATTTCTTCATAGACATTTATTCCTATTACTTCTTTTCCTAAAGCTGAGATATCTACACTAGTATCATTAACCTCTAATAAAAATCCTTGGTAAAATACCTTTCCTTTAGTAACAGTAGCTTTCTTAGTCTCTAAATCAACTATAATCTGACATCCTTCAATGATGTCTCCATCTTTATATAAAGTATAGGCAATATCTCGTAATTGCCCCTGCACCATTCCCTGTAAGACAGATAAATCTCTTCCTTGTATATAATAACCGCCCTGTCCAACTAGGCGGACATAACCTTTCTTTCTTTCTTCTTCCGTAGTGTCGTAAAACGGATGCTGGGTTAAATCAATAGGCATTATGTATTACCTCCATTAAAAGGTAATTATTACTTGAATAGTATTAATTTGATTAGGTTGAATGTATACTGGTTCTTGATAACTAATCCATTCTAAAAATCCTATATCAGTTATATTTGCTGGCGTTAGTATATCTGCAGATTCATATCCTTCAGCTGGAGTAAGATGGGAAAAAATTCCTACCTGGCGATAGACAACCTCATCTCCTACTTCTGCAGGAAGAAATTGACCTTCAATAAAAATTGAGGAAATATTTTGATCTATAGCTTCAGTGGGAGAAATAAAACTAAAATGGATCAATTCATTATTTCTATACACTGCTAATTCCCCCAACTCATCTTCAACAACAAATGATACAACTGTTGCTTTCTTATAAATTATAGGTTCATCAATAGTTTCTACACCTGGGTCTGGGGTAGGAGGATTTCCTTCATCAGTCCAGGGAGTTGTTTTTCCTAATCCTATCCATAAAGTATTATTATAGAAATCATAAGCTCTAGATACTCTACTTCTATTTGGAACTATACTTATATTAGGCATTCAATTAAGCCTCCTTATCATCATAACTTTATTACTTCTGAATATGACCCATAAGATATTACTCCATAAGGGTCTAGTCCATATCCTGGAGAGGTTATGTGGATTTGAGCTCCAGATATCTGTGGGATAAAAAATGATTGTGTTATAAAATTGTTTGTAGCTTGATTGTTAAGTATATATTGAGGTATAGGAGCAACAATATAGTTATAAAAATTACTAAATAATTTATGTCCACCCACAATAGAAACATGGGGAAATGTATTTTCTGTATTGAAAGTATGGATATTAGTAAATATTGCTTCTTGGTATGGTTCTAAAGCAATAGTTTCCAGAAAGCGTAGAAAACTAGAATCATATATTACTGTTATAGTATGATCATCAGTTAGTCCCCAGTAATCAGCCATATATAAAGGTATATATCTTTCTTTATGTTTAAGGTGTAATCTTGTCCCAGAAATGTTGGTAGTTAGGGCTGTAGCATCAGTATGAATAGAGGATAATGTTTCATAAAATACTCTAATTCCATAGGCTTTGGTTTCTTCTATTTTTCTTTTTATATCATCTTCAAGTTGCTTTGGAGTGGTAATATTGATAACACACCAATTAAATTGTTCTATACCCACGGTTCTAGTTTCATCAGCTTGGGCTCCAAAATCAACTGGTAGAATTTCTACAAAGTATTCATATATTCCTATAGCCTGTTCTGGTATTCCTGAGTAATAACTAATAACCTTTTTTAATCCATCAATAGTTTGTCGAGGACGGGCAACTTCCCAAATAATTCTTTGCTTATAAGTTTCATCATCCTCATTTTCTAGCCTTGGTACTCCAAAATAATCTCCCCAATAATCAACCCACTCTCCTTCAGCAGTAAGAAGATACATCATCTTCTTTCCTGCTTCAGCATCTAATCCTGCTTCTTCAATTGCCTGACGAAGAGATTCAGTAATGGTGTAAAGTTCTTCTGATTCTTGACCAATATTAAGAAACGGAGGGTAATTTCTCCAAATCTTTTTAGTAAGAAGGGACATTATAAATCTCCCTCAAGATAAGTGGTAACAGTAATAACTCCTGGACGAATACTAGTATTGGGGGAGGCTATCAATCTAGTAGTAGGAGAAAGGATTTCAACAGTTTTTATTTGAGGTAGATTAAAACTAAAAATAAAACCCATAAGAGCATTAGGAATAAGATCTTCTCCTACTTGTAAGGTATTTAAGTAATTGATAACTCCATTACGAACTTGAGTTTCTATAGTTGTAGTATTTCGTAATTCAGATAAACCCAATCTTATAGATACATCAGCTGGTATTTTAGTTACTGAGGAAACAATAACTTGAATTCCAGCTGCTCGATATTTATTGATTATTTCTTCTACCTTATTTAAAATATCTGTTGATACTTCACCTGTAGCAGTAGAAATAATTATATTAACTACACCAGGAGCATTTTCTGATATAGATATTGAAGTTATTTCAGGAACTGTAGATAAAGCATAACGAAGAGCCTCTAGTGTTCCTTTACTTAGAGAGCGAATATAACTTACGAAACGAGTCTTTCGACTAGCGTCAGACTCCATATTCCGTCCATTAGTTACTACTTCAGGATTAGTTACTGATTTAATTATGGGGATATTATCTACCATAGTAGT